CTCGGAGTGTTATTCAAAGCCGGCAAAAGCTTCGCAACGGTTGTATGGAGTAACGGCGGCGGGTGGGAACACGTCAGCATTAGTCCGTTTAAGCATTCGTATACGCCGACATGGGACGAAATGTGCAAGCTGAAAGATATGTTCTTCTATAGCGATGAAACGGTAGTGCAGTACCACCCTGCGAAAAACGAGTATGTAAACAACCTACCGAACTGTTTACATCTTTGGCGACCTATCAACGAGAAAATGCCTGCACCGCCGTCAATCTTTGTAGGCGTTAAGCACGGTCAGAGCATTGAGGAAGTCAAAGCGGCTATAAAAGACGCCTGTGAGCATTAAGCAAGGTGTAACAGATGAGGTATTATAATAATAAACGCTATAACAGCGCAAGACGTTCCAGAAGATTACGCAAAATGTTTGAGAAAACGTGTCCTAAAGCAAATTACTGCAAGAACGCAGACAGATGTGACTATGAGCATACCTTTGTTGGCGAGAAGCTGTGTTTTGAAAGAAAGGAGTATGACAAATGAACGAAGAAGAAATCTTGAACAAATGTAAGGAAAGGTTTTCCACGCATAAAGCAACGTTGATACAGGACACTGACCGCTATATGATTATTGATTGGCGCAGAGCTGATGGGAGTATCGACTATTACGTTAATTACATTCTCGACAAAAAAAGAGGCAACCTGATAATAAGCGGCGACTTGGGAGATTGCATTGCAACGTGGTACAATGCGGTCAGTCCCAGACAAATGAGAAGCTATCTCAAAGATGTTCATTACTTCACAAGCAAATTTCAGTGTTCGACCGATAAATATATCTACGATCCGGACAGTGCTTTTGAAGACATCAAATACCAACTGAAAGACTACATGAAATTAGAACCCGAAGAACTGCTGAATGCCTGCAGAAAGCATTTATGGTATTCAGTTGAAACAGAAGAGGAACTTTGGGATGCTGTAAAATCGGATATAGATGAGAATTGGTTTTCGGATACCAAACCACATTATTCGACAGATATGACAAACTTTTTACAAGAACTGTACTATGAGTATTATGAGTGGCTGTATGACTGCGGAAGTAGTATAGATATGCGTGTGTATCTATGGGCAGTCGGTTATGAAATGGCTTATACACAGCTGGAATGTGAAAAAACGGATAAGGAGACAGAATGAAAACGGTAACACTAATACTCGCTGATGAATGCGATGAGGTTGTGTCTTTAACAACCTTCGGTACAAGCAAAAAAGACGGTTATCCGAGAATATGTACAGGTGCTTTTAAAGTGAATCATGGCGATGTGGTACATTTCCCGGGAGCTATAGAGGAAGGAAAGGAGAAAAAGCATGAGCGTTAGAGCGGTGATGATAAGCATTCAGCCACAATGGTGTGCTTTGATTGCAAATGGCAAGAAAACGCTTGAAGTGCGCAAAAGCAAGTCTAAAATCAGAACTCCCTTCAAGTGTTATATATACTGCACTAAAGACAAAAACAAGCTCTTTTGGATTGGAAAAAGATACTCATACACTGATGACCACAGTCACAACGCTTTCGATAAAGCGGGAAACGGAAAAATCATTGGAGAATTTGTGTGTGATTCAATTTTTCCGATAAGCGTTGAATATAGTGATGCTTCGAGTAGTGTCGCTTTAAACGAATTTCCTTATACTTGCCTGACCGACAAACAGATTATGGACTATCTTGGCAACGGCAAAACAGGATATGCGTGGCACATATCTTGTCTTAAAA